TCAGTGTGCCACTTCAAAGGCCTGACCAAAACTTAATGATGCATTGCTGGCCTGAATACGTAATTGTTTCAATCGCTCCGCATTGTCTTTTGTTATGCTGGCAAAATCGCGGTCAATAACGGCACTTCCAGCTCCAAGAGATGTTGCTTTGATTCTCTGGTATTCCTGCCAGTTCTGAATCATCGGACGAACAAAGCTCTGAACCTGCATATCGCCAAATAGTTCACCAAGTAACTTCTGATCTCCGCTCCTGGTCATTTTCATGACAGAATGCATGGCCGCTTCGAATGGATTCTTCCCTTTTTTCTGCGCTGTTGTGACAATTTTATATAAATCTACACCAAAATTTTTCTTTGCTTTTTTTAGTGTTTCAGGGGAAAGTATTTTCGCCAAAAAGTTGTTCATATTATTAGCAGCCTCATCCGAATTTGCAGCACCTTTGCGAGCTATCTGCAAAGCTGCCCCCATCGTCGCGGCGGCTTCTTTACCTCCCATTTTTAATGCCCGGAACTGAGCACCAAGCACAGGAAGATTTTTGGCCATATCTTTAAATTCAAAGTTCCCCTCTTTCCCTGCCTGAACCAGAATTCCCATTGCAGACTTCATTTGAGATGGATCAATCTTCAATGAGTCACTTAATGTAAATGATGCCTTCGAGACATCGAGGATATCAGAGCCAGTAGCTGTAGCCGTTCGCCCAATAGTCAGCAGATTCGCCTGAGCCTCTTTATAATCCTGCCCGGCAGCAACGAGAAAACCCTGAGCGGCCTGAATATCAGATGCAAACTGGTTGGTAGCCGTCCCGGTAACAAGCATTGCTCGTCCCATCGCCTGAACCTCTTCCGGCTTCATGTCTGCCGTAAAACCAATCCTCTTGTTTTCACGATTGAAATTTGCCGCATTATTAGCAGCCGCAAATGCACCAGCCGCAACAGCACCAGTTTGTAACCCGGTCCTTACAAGTTGGCTCTTCGCCTCACCAAGACGCTCTCGTTTTAATTCGCGTTGCCTTTCCAGCGCGCGGTTTAACTCCTCCTGAGCCCGTTTTACTGCAAGAACATTTTTCCGTGCTTCAGCCAGCGCTTTTTTATAGCTGTTAATTTTATCAATACGTTGTTTTTCTAATGCCCGGTTAAGTTCCTCCTGCTGCTTTTTCACTTGCTGAACATTTGCTCTGGCTAAAGCCAAAGCCGTTCTGTAGCGGTTAACCTGCTCAACGCTACGGGCCTGAGCCTCACGATTACGATCAATGCTGGCTTTAAGCTCTTTCTCTCTTGAGGCCAACGCTCTGGCAGATGTATCAGCGCCCTGATAAGCAGACTTTAAAGCGGCCAGTTCTTCACGCTGGGAACGTAGTGATGCACGTAAATTCGATGAATGTGTTTTTGCCTTCTCAAAGTCACGAAGCATCGCTCTGGCTGGATTGGCCGTGTTTTTTATTTGCCTCTGTAACTCTTCAACGCGAGCGGCAGCTTTATGATATTCCAGGGCGGTCTGTCCAACCTTTACTTTTACAGATTGTAGCTTTTGAATTTCCCCATGTTCTTTCGTTAATCCAGCCAGTTCAGCATTTAATTTAGCAACAGCCTGATTAGCTGTAGTAAAACTTTTGGGGAGAGAGGCGGCAACTTTGCCGCCAATTTCAAAAGCCAGCTTAAAGTTTTTATTGCTGGCCATTAGTATTAATCCTCATTAAACACGTCAATCCATGCGACGATTCGCCTCAACCGAAGCGACAGCCAGTAGGATACAGGTGTTGATTGAGCTGATTGAGACAGAGAACTCGCAGCCCTCATTATTTGCTTATCTATAGGTTTTTTTTCATCAAAACCTACGAGAGCAAAAAACTCTGTACCTTTTGGCAAACTTTAACAAAGTCTTTCGCTGGCAATCCATTCAGATACTCTATCGGACGGCCAATACAACGGGCAGCCAGAGCAACATGGACTTTATGATCAAGTGATGTCTGAACTGAAACATGCCCCTGAGATTGCAGCAGGTCCGATACCTCTAAAATATCACTGCCTTTTAAGCAGTCTAAATCGAGGTTAAGTTCAGTTACTGGTTCAAAGTCTTCAAAACGATATTCTTTACTTAATTTAACAGTTTCCATTTCGTCACCTTATAAACCTAAATCATCACGAACGCTTTTTAATATATCTTCACCGTCAAAGATACAAATAAAGTTCAACTTATCAAGTTCCAGGACTTCTTTTCCATCAATAAATAATTTGATATAGAGAACTTCAAATTCATTCTCTGAATCAGTAGCCTTTGCTACCTGTAGCGAGCCTAAATCCAGTTTTTTAGGGTTTAGCTTCATTGAAGCCCGAACAGGAACCGTTTTATATTTTCCTGTTCCGGCATCATAAACCTGTTGGCTACCACGAAAATCTACCTGATGCGATGAGGATAGAAATAATTTTGTACCAGCAGGGGTCAGGGTTCGCCATTTAAGAGAGACAGTCATTGGTTTGAAATGCCCCAGCGTTCCGCTCTCAAGCTCTCCAGCAATACCTGCACCACTGACTGTTTCTGTCATCATCTCAATTGATGGCAGCTTTGCGTCAGCAACACCGATAATACGGTTTCCCTCACCGTATACTGTAAAGTTAATAAGTCTCTCAGGAATTTGATTGCTCAAAGCAACCTCCTATTATTTATTCAGAAAACAAGTTCAGCAGATAATCAGGATTATATTCCATGACGAACTCTATATCTCTGGCAGGTGAGAATGGTGTCATTTTCACATGGAATTTAACAATCCCGTCCATCAATGACGTAATCGTGTTTTCAGACTGATCAAAGGTAACAACACCACCTGCAATATCCTGATTACCTGTGAGGCCGTTAAACCAAATATTCGCGCTTGTAACAATAGATTCAATTAATCGACGATTTGCAGGATTGTCTATTTTTGACCAATGCGAAAGAATTAACGTATTACCCACCCAGTTAAACATACGTCGGCAAACACGAAATGTGTCTTTGGGATCCGTAGATGTTGGATAAATAGCATTACGGTTTCCCCATGATTTCCAGCCATCAAAATTAAGGCTTGTTACGATCCCCTGTCCATTCAAGTAGTTTGCCTGGCTAATATTAATCCATACTTCACTGCCATCTTTACGTACAGCGCCGTCCATCTGTAGTTTTATATTTGACGGCGAACGTGATGGGATATCTCCATTCTGACTATCCAGCAAACATGTTGCTGCCGCTAAATGGGTTGAGTGATGGTAAATATTATCGCCAAGTTTTACCATCGGCCAGCACACTGTCTGGTTAGCTGCCATATGATTATTGTTCTGCTTCCATTCAGGAACAGCAGAATAATCACTGATAGTAGATTTATCAGTCGGCGCATCGGTGATAGCTTCTGCTTTGAACAATTCACTAATCAGCGCAGCTTTAGCCGCCATTAGCTGACCAACTTCACTATCAGAACTAAATCCAGGAGCAATCACTTGTCCTGGAACTAGTTTGAAGCGGGGATAAACATCCGACAGTAACTCAAGCCCCGTATTCGCTTTAGTGTTGGAATCCACACCACCAATAATATCGTTTTTAGTTACAGCCCCGGGATCAAGATGCGTATAACTAACCTTAAGAGTGGCGTCTTTTTCAGTAATTTTTCCTCCGCTAATAGCGGTAATGACCGTATAGCCATTATCATCTAGCGCCAGCACATAATCTGTATCAACCGTTAACCCTGGCGAATCGCCATCTGCTTTTTTCACAACAACAGATTTATATAAGACGCCGTCATTAGAGAGGGTGCCTTTCCCGCCAGAAAGTTTCACGACCTCATCATTAACGTCTTTCTTATGTTTTGTCGGATCAAGCACATTGATAAATACAACTGGTGCAACACCATATATTCCAAATGCTACTTTAATTACTTCACTTAAAGTATATTTCTCGAAATTTGTGCTATATCCTATTTTAGATACAGCCTCTGCGTAGGTATACGCAATGACAGGCTTATTTACTGCTGATGCTGGGTCTTCTAACTGATTAACAGGAGCCGTACCAAATGCAACAATCAACCCGGCACTAACTTGCACTGGAGGAGTTATAGATGTAGCCAGCTCAGATATATAAATACCGTGGCGATATCCCATTATTTAATCTCCATAACAGAAGAAGAAACTCGAGAGTACATTACATACTCAACGCTGGTTTTATCAGAAAGTCTTTTTTCTGCATCTGCAAAATCACTGGTTGCAACAAACAAACACTTTGCACCAGGAATACATGAAATTAATTTTTCACACTCTGGAGATAAACCATTCTTAAATAGTTTATGCTTCAAAAGTGAGATTTGAGGGATTGTTGGGCCTATATACACAAATGTTTGATCAACATTTTCCTTCTTGTCTGTATCTTCTTTACTAATTTTCTTATTAGCCATTTATATAAACTCCTGAGACTGAATATTCTGAGGTTTTAATACCAGCCACGTTCCAGTTGCTTCCGTTATCCAATATGGATATGGTTGATCATCAAACATTCGCCACCTGATATCACCCTGAAAGAGAAATTTCTCTTCAAGTAAAGGCTTCTCCTGAAAATTAAACATCATCCTTTCAAGAAGAGCCATTACCCATTCATACCCAGTATGGTCTTCACAAAAACCACCTAGAAGAAACTTAACCTTAACTTCATCCGTTTCAGGCTGCGTTCCTCCTTCCGTTGGCCTGATAATCACATGAGGAAATTCATGCGGTTTATCTGGAGATGGTTGTGATTTAGGAGGCAAGTACCCTTTAAATATTGTTGGAACAAGCAATTTAATATCACTATCTGTTTCATCATAAGGAGGTCCCTGCACTAATAAATCATGGAAAACCTCATGTTCCAACCGATTTTTTATTGCATCTATCAAAAGATTAATCAAATTGGCATTCCTCTGTTAGTATTAATAGTAAGAGTTATTTCCAATACACCAACATTATCTGACACTTCATCAACAATATAATTTTTACCGTTGATTTTCATTGACTGGTCTTTGACAGGGAGAACAGGAAAATCTTTTCTTGAAACAAATAATATTATTTGCCCCTGATTTATTCCCTCTGCAAACTCAGCATATGAACGTTTATTCCGCTCATGAATAAGGTCTGTATCAATAACGGCAAGGATATCCTTGCCGTCTATGTTATATGTATCGGCAAACTCTTTTTCATTGAGGAATATTGCAGAAATATCTTGCGCTATAACCTCTTTGAAGGAGTTCATTACTTCTTATTACCTTTTTTTTGCGTTGATTTTTTCGCATTACTGGCATCAGAAGTAGCTACAGATTCAGATGAATCATCAGCAACTGTTTCCTCATTGCCGCCATCATCCTCAAACTCAACCTCGAATACACAGCTACCCGCCTCCGTTCGCGTAATCAACCCCGCGTCCACAGCATCATTAACAGCAGATGCGTATCCATGCTCAAAAGCTAACTTAGCAGCATCATAGCCCCCAGCCGATGCCAAATCACCATCCTCTTCGGTGGCAATAGCATGTCCTGACGCAATCAGTTCGGCAATCCTGGAGTTATCCATTAGCCCATTAAGCAAACGGCCCGCTTTTAGCGAGCCGTGGCTTATCGTATCAATATTTTTAATCAGTCTGGCCATTTAAACCACCTTAGCCACCAGATAGGCATCAGCCACACCAGGATTAGGCAGTGGAGATGACTTCATGGCAACATAACGGCCAGCCGGCTTACGAGTTACCCAGGTGTCTGGAACTCGTGGTGACTCAACAATCGTTAGGGTCTTTTCGGCGTCATCTACAAGCTCTACAGCACCATACAGCATCGTTCCCCGCCCCGGAGAGCCAAGGAGAATCTTATCTTCCGGTACTAATGGTTCTGGCTTTCCTGTTTTATCACTGAGAATAAGCTCGTCGTAACCATAAAAATCGAGTCCCTCAACATTACCATAATGAGTTACGCCTTCTTCTAAGTCCTCTGGCTTAATATACCCAAACTCTTTTCGGCGATTATCAAGATATTTACTTACAGCTTCATTTTTAACGAATGCATCAACAACTTTTGCCCCCATTACGGCAACACGAGGAGTAAAACCTGAAGTTAGTGATACACGACGTTTCCAGTTGCGAACATTGACCAACGGATCTGATTTTGCTGCACTCCATAAATCATCACCTGTCAGTTCAAGATATGGTTTATCTCCTTCCTCTTCAGGCCAAAAATAAACTGTGTCATCCACTCCTTCACCAACAATATCAACCTGCCCCGTAAACAAGACCTGTGCACACATCCATTCTTCACGGCGGTTAACCATTTCATCAAGCTCAAGCAAATCCTTGCCTAATTGCTCGGCAGCTCGTTCTGCGGGCGATTTCGCATTGTAAATAGTTTCCCCAGGAAGCCTGTTTAAAAGAAGCTCTGCCGTTGTTACCAAATCAGGCGCAATCAGTGGTGGCTCCAGCGTTCTCGTTACAAAGCCGCGTCGCTCAACGGTTTTAGAGCCAAAACGTTTACCAACAAATGGAGCCATAGTACGGCCACCGCGAACAAAATCCAGATCAACTTTCTTTGAATTAAAGGTCTGAATACCAGGAAAAAAAGTACGGAGAAGAAAACGACGAGCCTTGAAATTCTGAATAACAGGCTCAAGCATTGTACGTCGTTCAAAAATATCAACCATAAAATATTACCTCTTTATATTATGCAGATGGATTTTGTTGTGCGGTATTAAGGAATATCCCAACCTTCCGGCAAGCTAAATATACATCGGCAACCTTTGCTGATTCAGGAAGGATAACCGCATGTGCATTGAACATTCCGGTCAACCATGCTGTCCCGACTTGCGCTGAATCAGTCGCATCAATACTGTGTTGAGCGATACAATACGGTTCTTTTGCCTCCCCTTCACCAGAGAGGTTTATTGGCGCCACAGTGACAACATTTGTTGTCTGATCAATACTGACAAAAGCAAGTAACTCACCCCGTTTTACTTTACCGCTGGCAAGTTTAATACTTGTTGGAATTGCTGGCATACCACCAGAAATAATCAGATTATCTGGTTCAAATGAAAAAGACTCTCGCATAAACTCACCTTAATTTTTATCGCGGTTTTTAAATACTGACCCAATAATATTTTTTACTGCTTCAGCCTGTTTGTTGCCGTTGTTTTCTGGTTGATTAACATCAACTGAATCATTCACCTCATTTGCGTCTTCTTGCCGTTGATTAAGAAAGTTTTTGTTACGCGCTCGCTCTGCATTCATAATTTCCAAAGCAAGTTCAGCAGCAGAAACTCCCGTTTTGAATTTTGCATTCTTAACCAGGTCGTCATGACCTGGAATCACGCTATTCTCAATTGTTTCAATGCGCTCGCGTTCTGATTTAACGCCCTCATCTTTACCAGCATTAAAAACCTGATTGTATAATTCTGGATGTTTATTTTTTAATTCATCAAGAGTCACAACATCATCCTCATTTTGTTCATTTGATTCAGTAGATAATTCATTTTTATTTTGCGGCAGCTTTGCGAGCGAATCAGGTAATTTTGAAAACCTTGATGCTTCAAAAGTTATTCCATTGAGCGAAAGCATCCCTTCCTTTATGGAAGCAGATAGCCGTATTGGTTTTTCAACCTCGTCAGCAAACCCAAGCTCAACAGCTTCTTCTGCATTTAGCCAGGTTTCCTGATCCATCAGTTCAATTAACTTATCTTCAGAAAGCCCTGTTTTCTCCTTATATGCAGATAAAATACTGTTTCGTATTTTATCCATCATCTCAGCAATATCACGCAATTCATCCGCATCCCCCATTGCCCATGTCCACGGATTATGGATCATCATCATAGCATTAGATGGGATAATAATTTTATCACCCGCCATTGCAATAATAGTTGCAGCAGATGCAGCAATACCGTCAATATAAACAGTAATATTTGCCTTATGGCGCTTTAATGATGAAAGAATAGCTTGAGCAGTAAAAACAGAACCGCCATAACTATTAATTTTTACGTTGATAGTATTTGATGAAATATCCTTTAGCTTATTCACTATATCAGAAGAAGAAACCTCATCAAATTCACCAATATATCCGTAAATTAAAAGTTCAGCCGGAGAGTCATCTTCACCCGTGCTATTTTTTATTTCCCACCAATCAGGCATCATCTGTCTCCATATTTTGTTCATTTACCTCAGAAACAGGAGGCGTAATCAGCCCCAATTCACGGCGAGCTCTCTCCTCCCTGCCACAAATTTGTGCGGTTTCTTCCCAGTTAAGACCTGACATTTCAGCCGCTTCTTTTTCACGGGTAGAGAATGTTTCTTCAACACGCATTTTTGCAGCTTTAACCTCTTTAAGAGGGTCTAATTGGCCTTGTGATGGCCCATACCATTGGGCGCCACTCCATGCCGCGCGATATTCAGGACCATAAAAAAAACCAGGAGCAATAACACGACCTTTGGCAACAGCTTCGGCCAACCATTCCTCATAGATCGGTTGACAGAATGACTGAACCATCCAGTCACGTCGCATACGGAACATTTTCCAGGCCTCAAGTAATGCGGCCCTACTCGCGCTATAACTTGCTGTAAAATGTTTTACCAAGAGTTCGTAAGGGAGTTCTAAAGCCGCCCCAATTTGACGGCATATGGCGACAACAAAACCATCAAATGCCGTATTTGGTCGCCCGGGATTTGCTGTATCTATCGACTCACCTTCGCCCAAACTTACTATGGAGCCATTCCCCATTTCCTGGGTGTTATCATCATGATTATCGATCTGCTCGTACTGAGGGATACCCGATCCGCCTACTGGTCCATCAGGCGCGTCTGTTTTAATAAAAACTGTAAACATCCCTGACACAACCGCAGCAACCAATTCAGCATCGGTGTATCGTCCTAACTGCTTCAATGCTTCAATTACAGGAGCAAGGACAGGAACGCCACGACGTTGCCCAGGCCTTTCAAAATCCTGCATGACATGCAGAATATTTCTTCTTCCTGTTTTACTCCCATATGCGGGAATACGTTCCCACTTGCGGGTTACAAAACCAGAAGTCCCAGCTGGGTGATGTTTTGCAACCCAGTACGCCACAGGCTCGCTAAATTCACCAACCTCTACGCCACCGTAAAGATTTGGTATAAAACGATCCTCTGGATTACAAACACGATCACCTTCAATTAAATAGACGCATAAATCATAGATAACACCCTTTCGCTTAATAACTGGTAGCGCAGCAAATATATCGCCAGATGTTAACGCAGATATCTGGACCAATGATTGCAATTGTCCAAAAGTACACATTCTTGATGCATCACAATCTGGAGAATCAGCCCATAATCTAAACTCACGCTCAACATGTTTTTCCCATGCTCGCGCTTCTTCCTGCGTCATCCCCAAAAAATCGGCATCAATGTTCGCATTTAGTTTTAAACCGGAGCCAACAACGTTTGTCCTGATAGTTTTTATTGCGCCAACCGATAGCGGGTTTCCCATGAAGAGATCACGAGAACGCTCACGCAATTTATCTATATTTTTAACAATATCATCATCAGGAGAACCAGCTTTACTAAACCAACCCCTTAATGATTTTTTATGAGTGCTTGCACCATGACGTGAATATCCAAGGTTATTAATACTTTCAAGTGTTTCTAACCGTTTTCTTGCCAAAGCTCGATTTAATGCCCTCTGAGGTGAAAACGGCGCAATAACTCGATCAAGAATATTCATAAATCTCTTATCACCACTCGTTTAATTCGTGGGCCTCGGCGTATACCTGCTGATAATCTTTCTACTTCATTACGCCAGTAATCCATCTCTTTTCTGACTTCTGACAAATCCGCACGAGTTAACTGCCGCGTGCCAAATTTATATGACTGACCGCCAATAGCAATAGCGCGATATGCTTCCCGCCAGACAGATAACATCTCTCTGGCTTCAGTCAGAGAAAATGCTTCATTGTTCATTTATATTTCCTCTATATGGTTACGCCTTTACTTATAACTCTACGGCGTCTTCTACGTATACCTGACGAGTTCTGCACATACACATTACCTCGCATTTCCTGTTCGGCAAGCCAGTTAAAATTAGGGTTCAGAATTTCCATCGCAGCAGTTGCATAGTTACGGCAATCAAGAGGCTCGTTACGCTCGTAGACTTTCACCCACTTTTCTTTTGTCTGACCATTTTTATATTCAAATATTTTTTTCTCAGATAATAGCCCTTTAAAGTATTCGGTATCATATCCTCTGTCAGAATCTAATGGAAAATGCATATAACCAGGACCAGGATCATGTATCTTAATTCGTGCCATGATGGTCCCTTTACCATCATCAACCCCCAAATTAAACAACATAGCACCCACACGGTTATTATTACCTGGCTTTCCTATAAATGGTAAACCTACCCCACCACGACCTCTGATAGAGTATATTCGCCTTGATTCCCGCGGCTTAGTAAATCGATATACCTCTGTTGTAAAATGCCCACCAGAGTCAATACAAACGGAAGAAATCTGTAATTTTCGACCGTCACGGAATGACCAGCTACGGAGTAGGTATTCATCAAGTTGTTTCCAGACAACATCTTGTGCGGGATCGCCCGGAAATATTTTATATTCTATCCCCCATGATTCCTTACCTTTTCCCCAACCGACCAATTCACAAACTAAATATGTGTCCTGTACATCAACACCAGCACTTAACAATAAAACATCATCTGGTAAAAACTCTTCAAACCTTATTCTGCGTTGCAACAAGTATTCAGGATCGATATCGTCCTTAGCATCCTCTTTCCATGGCTCACCCAGCTTAAGGTTAATAAACTCCATTAATCCATTTTTATCACGGTTTCTGGTTGCTTCCGTAAATTCTTCAACCAGCTCTGACAATGCAACCCACGGGGAGTAAAGACTGTTAATATGAAAACCAACAATACCTTTAACTCCAGGATATTCAGCTATCCATATCCCCTTCGCCAACCAATCAACGTCTGGTTTACCAGATCCGCGCATAATCCCGCCGCACTCACAGCACTCATATCTGGCCGTTTCCGGTAACGCCTCACCTGAATCACTCTTATCCCATCTGACCTGCGACCATTTCATCACCTGCATGGCCCCACAACATGGGCAAGGAACATGGTAGTAACGCTGATCTGAGAGCTTAAACCACTTGTGGATTTTGCTCGTTTCCTCCAAAACAGGAGTAGAAACAAAAACTTTCTTACGATTATGAAAGTTGGTAGTACGCTGAATACCTAGTTTTAGTGGGTCGCCCTCCTGCGTTACACCGTAACGATCAATCTCATCAGCTAACAGTATTCGAATTGGCCTGGATGCAAGACCTGCTGGGGAATTAGCACCAACAAGTGCTATATATCCACCAGCGTAATGCTTCATACGTATAGTCGTGCTGGACTTTTTGGCTGCGCCGCGCCCCTCTTTCCCTTCATGCAGCTTGTGTTTCAAACCAGGGGAATATTTGAACGTCGGATCAATACGTTCCTTTGAAAAAGCCTCAGCCGCCTCTACCGTTGGATAAATCATCAACTGAGGAGATGGCTCCTGATCTGCAAAGTAGCCCATAACATTTAGCTGTAATTCAGATTTACCAATTTGCGAGCTACATTGCATCACTACTGTTTCTGTATCAGCGTCACCAATAACATCCATTGGCTCACGCAAATATGGCACCCGGCTTGTACGCCACGGCCCCGGCTCTGGAGACGTTCCCGGCGCTACATGGCGATACTTATCAGCCCATTCGGAAACAGTTAGCCGTGATTTAGGGCGAAGCGCACGGAAAAAAGCGGTGCTCCAGACTGTTTCGCCCATGAGGTTTATTTTTCCTGCTCTTCCTGCTTAATAAATCTGGATTCCTGGAGCGCCTGAAGCGCAAAGTTAATCTCGTCTTCAATAATGCGTTCGATCTCCCTGGCTGTTTTGCCTTCACAACGGGGAGCTGCTCTTGGAGCAATACTAAATAAGCGGCTACGCAATTCATTAGCTGCCAGAAATGCATCATCCCTGACCGCATCTTTAGCGATGAGAGAGCCTTCCTTTTCTTCAAATTCAAGGCGTTTCAGCTTTGCCTGATAAATTTTTTCTGCGGTCTTAGCCTTGTTGAATTGCACCGCAACACCGGAAGTACCACCAGCTAATCCGGCATCATCAGCAGGTAACTCTGGTTGTTCCGAAGATATCCCATGCCCTCTTTTTCCATTTTCAGCAGATACCTCACGACCAACCTGTCGGCTCGCTGCATAAGCCGCACTGGCTTTATCAAAATCCAGCTTGCCGCTTTTCAGCACTGGAATGCGACCGGAACGACAGAGCTTCGTAACCATTGCCGGAGAAATACCTTTCCGGCGAGCAAACTCTGACTTACTGACGATGGCCATTACTTGCAACCATTAGCAAGATACTGAACAAATCCCTCATGCGTTTCATGCGCGTCGTGGTACTGACGATAAACATCCAGCAACAATGCAATTTCCATATCCGTCGCGGGAATACGTTCTTTATCAATAGCCAGGTACTTAATTTGAACAACAGGAGAAGAATTATCGTCTTCTTCCTGCGGCTGTTCATCGCTTAACATTTCGTCAAGCTCCGCATCATTAAACCCAAGCAGATCAATATCGAAATCGTCATCCATTAACTCTTTGACTTCTTCGGCCAGAAGCTGCATATCCCAGCCAGCATTTAAGGCCAGCTTGTTATCTGCAATCCTGTAAGCCTTCTTCTGTTTTTCAGAAAGGTTACTCAACCGAATCGCCGGAACTTTATCCATTTCCAGTATTTCGGCTGCTGCAAGCCGCCCATGCCCCGCAATCAGTTCATTCTTTTCATCGATCAGCACAGGATTAGTGAAACCGAACTCACGGATACTGTTCACCAACTGATCAACTTGCTCATCTGAATGAGTCCGTGAATTTTTGGCGTATCTGAGCAGCTTACCGACTGGTAAATATTCGATTTTTAGAGCCATTTTTTAACCGCCATAACACAACAGGTTAAAGAAAACTGTTTAACTTATTGATACTAAAAGAGAAAAATGACGATCTTTTTACTCATAAAAAATCACACAAACCAGCATAATTATCTGATTTTATTAAGTTTTTATAAGTAAAAAGGATCTTGCGATGGTGTTTTGGTTAAAAGATTGGATGTATTTACATGATTTATAACGATTTTTACCAGAACAACCTCACATTGGTTAAAGATCTGCGCGTATCTTGATGATCTAAAAGAAAATTTTCTACTTTCTTTTTACCAGCACAAATACAGCAAAAAATCACGTTTTCCCGATATTTTTCAATAAGATGAGTAAATTTCTTTTACCGCAACTTTTAACCTAACTTTTTTCACGTTTAGCTAGCCGAACATCGGGGTTCGAATGACCCGCATCCAACGCTTTTGGCCAGAAGGACCCAATTCTGCCGGACGATGAAACGATGCTCGTGCTCCCCCACAGACAGCCAGCGAGCGACGCTACAGAACACAGTGAATACACCCTGCATAACAACACCATCAACCACACGATGATTAACGAGAGAACGTCTTAGAAAGGATGTCATCAATAGCCTTTGTGACCTCATCAGCAAACGCATCCTCACCAGCACGCAGCGCCACGCCATACCAGTCAAGACGCTGCGAATAGTTAGGTTGCTGGATAAACGTAAGGATCAACGCAGGACGCCGCCCAACGCGCTGCCAGACGCCTGGTTGAAGCGGGTTACTTGTACCAGGTCGAACAACAAAAAACTCCGTAGGCTTTCCCTGACGGCGATTTTGATGCGCATCTCGCTGAACTCTCAGGCCAGATAAGACCTGCTGTAGTTGCCCCCGCGAAATATTCCCGTATTTGTCCAGCTTTGCGCCGGGACCAGGAGCAAGCTGCCAGCCGTCAGGCAAATATCCACCAGACCTTAGCGCCCCTTCTGAACGTTTGTACTGTCGTTGGCCGCCCTCGATTTGCGGAGTCAACGTTACGGGGGCTGGCGTTCCCCCCCATTCACGAGCATACACAATGGCTGTAGGAGCACTCTTCTTTGCGGCTAAAACGTAAGTAGAGTTCTGAATCCACGGCGTGGGCCTGTCAAATACCCGATTAATTTCATCCTTAATCGCAGCCTGAGAAGCCTTTGCCGTTCTGGTTGCCGTAAGCGCCATTGCGAACGGCAATTCGCGTTCTTCAAGGCGCCGGAGTTGTCGTTGAATATCCTGAGAAGAAAAATCCATCTTTAGCTCAATTCTGTCAGCCACCTGCGCCTCCTACACACTACTTAATCAACGGCCGGAAAGCCACCAGCACATCATCGGATCGACCGATTGTTGAACCACCAGGCAACGGCAACTCAAACTTAAACGGAGCAGCATCAGCACCAATTACTATCGGTTTGTTTTCTGTTTTTTCCATCATCGTCTCCTGATATCGAAGCCCGTCGCCGCACCGGGCACTGATCAACATTTGAGTATTCGCGGCGACAGAAAGAATTTATTTTATTGAGCAGCCACAAACACAGAATTTCATGCTTTCCGGACGCTGCGCATCCTTCATTTTTCAGCAAAATATTCTGCTCTTACAGGCATTCTGTTCTGCAGACACTGCCGAACACCGTCGACAATTTCACAGACCTGAGAAGCTGTATCGAAAAGCTGGCGCGCTTTATCCAGGCTGACGCATCCCACCAATAAAAAAGGCACCAGTATCGCCACCAGTGCCCTTTTCGCTGCCGCCCGAGGCATTCTGTGTGTCCAGTGCTTCCGCTTCATCCCGGCTAACCACCAATCAATCCGGATAAGCTCAAGACTCGCCAGGCTGTAGCAATGAAAATGGCAACCAACATTGCTGAAAATGAAAGGCCAACAACCACACTGAGAATCCTCACCAGTTTTACGATGCTGTCTGACATATTTACCCCCGCCCCACTTACGATTTCACCGCAATGACCAGTTTTGCCAGCCCATACAGCATCGGAGATACAGCGATACCAACCGCCACCCACTTAATGGCAAAAGCCACCGCTCTGCTGATGTCATCAGTTACAGGCGCTTTCAATTCAAGGCCGTTTTTCATAGTCAACCTCAACAGAATTAGTTTATACTTCCTCATACTCTCCTTTGCCTTACCCAGGGCCAGAGACAGGAATCCCCGGACTGTTACCGCAGCCGGGGTTTTTGCTATCTGATGCCATACCCCTTACTTTCGCTCATCGTAACTCCAGAAAAGAGCCTGCATGAGTTGAGGGTGTTCAGCACTTCAGTATTAGTTTTTAAACCACCACGCGCTCTTTCATCCAGCCGTAGACAAACGACTCGTTGGCTTCACGCTTCTCTGCCAGCTCCAGATAGCGGTCACCCTGCGTACAGTTCAGGGCTGTCAGCATTACCCGTTCGCCATCCTGACCGCGATTATTCAGGAATACGCGCAATGCACTGATGGTACGAGGTCCGATGCGCCCGTCTGCGTCCATATCCGGGTACAGCCTGCCGCGCAGATTAAACACATTCAGCCAGCGCTGAAGCATTTTTGACGCCACGGCTGGCCCCATGTTGACGCCCGTATCGCACAGCTCTGCGGCAATATCCGGCGACAGCGTTGCCACCTGGTCAAAGCGTGGTCCGAACCAGTAATCCGCCTCAAGGATTTCCAGTGCCTGTTCGCGTGTCAGGTCACGCATATCGCCCTGATATCCGTGAGCGCGGGCGACTTTTTCCGTAATACCCCATTTTGTCGGGCCCCCCTTATCATCCGGGTGACTGACGTAACCGCCTTCCTTGCCCAGAATTTCGTCAAAAATTTCATCTTTCGACTTCATATCAGCGCCTTCGTAATACAAGGATTTTCGAAACATTCCCGCGGGCACGTATCACCAGCACGCAGAACAGCAGATTAAGCCCCACTGCCAGCCAGTTCGCTGCTAACGGGCGGCCACACAGATAACTGAGTGGCGCAAAGGCATACAGCAGCATCAGCAGCCAGGCCAGCCATGACATCAGCGGTTTATGTCTGGAATCACGACGACGATAAAAAAAGAGCGTCAGCACGATAACCGTGCATAACGCCACATTCAGCAATCCGGGAAGGTTATTTAACATTACCGCCTCCTCCGCCCCGCAGGCGGGAAAACAGGCCGGACACCAGCGATGCAATATCCTGCTGGTGGATGAACGAGAGAATCTTCACCGACACCACTGATACCAGTACTGCACACAGCGCATCCACAGACGTGGCGTCATACCCTGTTTTTGATATAACCCATGCTGACAGCACGCGCGCTCCCAGTACGCCGACGATAAACGACACCAGAAAATGCGCCGCCACACGCCAGGCTGAAAGTGCCTGTGGCACCGTTGCCACAAACAATGCCCCCGCAAATGCACCAAACACAATCCCGAAATCCGTCCCGGTAAACAGCCCGAAGACCGTCGCTCCCCCCAGCGCCGCAGCCGTGCCGGAACCGGATAAGGGTTCAGACATACTTTTTCTCCTGTAAATAAAAAAGGGCCACCAGCGGCCCATTGACAATATCAGGCAGGAATATCTGTATATTCCTCCCCGTTTTAATTCCTCACTACCAGACAACAGAGTCAGAATGATATATCAAGGATGCTATTTATTTTAATGCGTAAATAATAATAAGCCTGCGATATGCATTATTATAATTAGCATCCAGACATTCAGAAATACTATCAAAACATTGATATAAATCACTACAAACTATTACACGATAAATAAAATACAGATGTATACAATTACATATATGAGATTCCAGGCTTTTCCATTATTGGCTCCTCTTTCGGGAGCCATTTTTTATTTGTTAAAAAACTATTTATTACAGAAAGTTGACCTGCATCAACATCCATCACACATCTGGAGCAGTAAAATAGAGTACGTACACTACTACTCATATACTTCCTTCGTTCACAAGCGACCTGTAAAAAGGTCGCTTTTTATCAGACCATCACCGACAAAAAAATAAAAACAGGAACTGCATCACATAAAAAAAATATGAAATTTGTAAGATCAGAACGCGTAGGATTCAGAGCTCTACATAACACTAGCAATAAATACTTCTTCACATGTTTTCGTACCTGTACCCTCGTCAGGAGGGTACTTTTTTTGTCTGCATAAATTTCAATCCATTACTAATTACTGCGCATCAATGTTGACTGAAATCAAAGAAAACGAATCGCAATACAGAAAATACTAACAAGACCTTATATATCATACATGTTACTTTTTAACGGCACTTTCTCAGTGCCGTTTTTTTGCACAGAAGCTTTCCAACGTCCATTTTTCATTCACCTTGCTGTCAGTCCCGGCAACATCAATAATATACTTTCCGCTACATTCAAACCCCATAATTGATGCGGTTCCCGGAACCACCAGCCAGACTGGTAATTTTCTGTAGAAAAACCAGTTAACCGAAAGGTCTGGATCCCCCAATAACTATGACTTTCATTTATGGTTGTGCTGTTAGCTGGTGGTGATGACGCCCGTATGTATTTGGTGAGCCGGTTCTGCTTCCGGCATTCGCCTAGTTACAGGGCGATATATCAAGGATGCTACTTATTCCAATATGAAAATAATAATAAACATTTAATATGTACTATTATAATTAGCCATCAAGCATTCAAGAAAACATCAAAATTTTGATATAAATCACCACAGAACCACTATCCCCCCCATATCATATTTATGGTTCTTTGTCTGTCGGAGTCTTTTGTAAAGACTTGTTCTTCTCACCATGAATTTTCACGGGCTCCTCTTCCGGGGAGCTATTTTTTTGCCGTTAAACAACCACTCATTACAGATGAATTGACCAGAATCAATATCTACCACACATCTGGTGCAGTAAAATTCACTCCGTACGTTACTACTCACATACCGCCTTTATTCACAAGCGACTCTTCAAATGGGTCGCTTTTTTATTTCTTTACGTAACTTTATTATTCAAAAATAAGAATCACATCACAAAAAGTCACGTCAAAACTCATAAAATGAAAATCACATATGACACTTACAACATAATGAATGCTTAGTTAACACATTTTATACCCTCCGCTGGAGGGTATTTTTTTTAGACTAAATAAAGTTTGTTCAACTCTTGAGGTCATTACAACAAACATGATCCACATCAAGGAATTGCACAATAAAAACAGGAAAATACTGAATTACTCTATAGATGCATAACTATCACATTTTTAACGGCTCTTTATGAGCCGTTTTTTTTCACTAAAACTTTCCTCATCTTGATGCCAGCACCAGCAATACTCTTCAGCTCTGCATTTAAACTACATAGCGATACTTTGATATATCGAAAAACGCCTGACAAATGCTGTTTACAGAAACAAAAAACCGCCTTGTCAGGCGGTAAAAGGATGGTCAAAAGAAGATATAATTATTATTGATATGATCCGAAGCGTCGGGTGCCTCCCGAAGTATATTGCTGTCAGTCCCAAAACAGCATACTGTGACTTCCCGCTAAACAACCACATCCGTCACCCCCGCACTGGGGAACACCTCAGAATCTCTGAAAGGTTAAAATACGCTGCCTGGTAATGTAATAGATCTACATCACATTATCCGGAAAGAACAAGAATACACAGCGACCAGTTTTCAAAATAATAACAAGGCAGTAACGGTTGTATTCCACATGCACGCACAACATCCCGGATACATATAACAATTTTTATATATCCCAATATCCAAGCTATTACTGAACCACCTGTCTTACAGGCAATTTTCTGTAAAAAAACCAACCCTTATGGGCTGGCAATAAAGACAAAACAACAGTCGGATACTCGTTACGAAGAAAAATTACTCCGCATTGATTAGCGTAGACTCATGAATCTCTCTCCGGCAATGACAGTCACACCACTTTCAGATTTGGTTAGCTTAACCCTGCCAGCAACAAAGGTTCATGTCCCTTCCGCTGTACAGGTGTAAAAATCCCGGAACCAGTTACAGACAACTGTCAGACATGTAACACCAATAACTCCTGGCCAAAAAAGCCAGCAAGCTGAAGACCAGTATTCGCAACCACCAGCGCGTTTAACGTCCTGTGCCACTTTTCGGGCATAAAAAACCCGCTCATCGGCGGGTTTAAGCTGTGTGGCGTAGTAACCACTCTTAACAGGATATTCAACTTTTTACGATCGTAAAGCGTTCGGGGAAAATTTTTAAAGCCTCATCAATCGTTCCACCAGTTGCTCTTTACGGGCAACGATCCAGCCGCGTTGTTCCAGATAAAATTTGAACCGTTCCAGAGTGCATACCATCGCATCGGCGGGTACTTTTTCCGTAAAGTCGACCTGACCGTGTTTATCGAAGTGGATCAGTAATGCGCATCCATCATTTTCGGTGGGTGAGTTTTGTGTTGCTAGTGGCTGTTTCTGGCTGAAATAACAGTCTTCCAGTTTTTCGAATACTTCCCACGCCTGATCGGTTTCGAGCATTTTTGCGTGGCGGGCTGCGCCGCGTTCTGTCCAGAGTATGAGCGAGCGGGCTTTCGGGGAAATTTGTAACCCTCTTAAAGATGGTTGCAAATTTTGTGAGTAGTTTAAAGCTACCCGCAAATTTTTCAGGGCATCGCCAGCCACTTTGAAAAAATGCTTTCCTTCAATAAAGCGCTCAGCATTTCTGGCGTAGTTATTTTGAATGTTCTTAACTTCAGCACCGTACAACTGCGCCAAAAGTTCGGTGGTAATAACAGGAATCTGGTTATGGGTGATCGGGGAGAGAGTTTCAACAGAAATTTGAGTTGTCATAATGACGCCCTCTGGTGGTTTCTAAACCATCACCACCGTCAGGTTCCTAATCATCGGGTGGTGAGACGTACAGGGTTAGGAACTACCGGGAAACCAACCGGCGAGCTTTTCAGCTCCCCCATACGCCCCACCATAATTCAGATGTGCGCGTGCATACGACAATAAAAAACACGCTCGCGGCGTGTGTCTGTCGCGGTCTCTATCCGGGGTTCCTAATCCCGACGCCAGATTTTGCTGGCGCGTGAGGAATATAGCCCCGGACAATGTGTCTGGTCAAGCTCCTACATGATTCGTTCTACGTATCTGTCCATCTCCAGTCGGATATCAAGCATCATCAACATGCCATCAATAACCCCTTCAGCTTTCTGCAGGCGCTTGCCAATACAGGTATCCGAACACCCATGCTTTCGTGCCAGCCCCATAAAAGTCATTCCACCTATGTAATAATCCACCAACAAATCGTGCAAATCCTGATTTTTCTTGTTCAACCGGGCCATACAGCCACAAATTATCATTGCATCATCATCAGAACACTGAGGGCGTGATTTCACTTTCGACGGAATTAATCCTTTAAAACCAGCAGCGATTGATGCCCAGGACACATCTTCATGATTGTTTGCAGCCCATGCCCCCCACCGCTCCATAACCTGCTGAATATCACGCGCCATCGTTATCACCTGTAATTTCGTAAATCTTCACACCCAGCCGACCACCAGGAACGAGCTGACCGCGCACTATATTGATTTCGTCAAACTGCTCATCGTCGATAAGCAGTCCTGCATGTGTCAGTGCATCCAGTGGTGCCTTCAGGATATTGTCCAGGTCGCGGCGGCGCTTATCCGGTGGCTCTGCAATAATCCTGATTGCCAGCCTTCCGGACAGGTTTAATTTCAGCCGTTGCTGACGAACAATCAGCGCCACATCACGGCGATAACGTTCTCCGGATTTTGATACAAAATATGTGCCACCACGGCGGCGCCAGTAGGTGTTCACCGTAGGCGGATAAGGCAAAACAAATTCTATGCGTTCAGTCATTCATGCTTTCCACTTCAGAACACCCGAATTTCTCGCGTGCATTAAAAAACGAATCAGCAACAACAGCTGGCTGCCGTGTTTTTCTTCAAAATCTTTTACCCCGGCGTGCAGTTCGTTATGGCATCTACGGCACAGCGGAATAACAAACAAATCGTCAGCCTTTGTTCCCATCCCTCCCAGTCCATGACCAATGATGTGATGCGGATCATCTGCCTGATTGCCACACGTCATGCATTTCTGTGTTTTTACCCAGCGCGTGTATACGGGCATCTCTTCCCGTTGTGGTTTCTGGCGCTGGAGATACTGAGCCGGAGACTCCGGATCAACGGCGATGCTTACTACCGTCTTTTCCTGTGGTGGTTTTTGTTGCTGGTGGGCGTGAGGCAACCGCGCAAGATTTTTTGTGCGCAGCTTCAGTATGCTGGTGGCTGTCTGCTCTCCCGGTATGATGTCGCTTTCGCGGTATACTGAACGGATTTTTTCCACCGGTAATCCCAGCGAACGACGCGATACCGCCTCAGGTAGTGCGTCCGCCACCTGATTGCGGACTGCCCACCAGGATAATTCAGCCAGCGATAATTCCCGTTCCTGTGTACCGCTTATTGCGTGGCGGATGACGTCAATCATCCAGGCTGCCAGATTTTGACGAGCAAGTTGCTCAAGTGATTCGGAGGTCTGGTCACGCAGCTGGTTGTCGCAGTGCCAGCACAACACCATGGCGCCGGTACCATAACGATGTATGACGGTTTCGCTGTGATGGTAATCACCATGAGGCCACTGGCAGGATTTAACATGACGCAGGAGCCAGTCAGACAATGCGCCAGCGCCACCAGCAGCACGAATAACCCGCTCATCGCTGAAAAATGGCAATAATGATTTATCTTCCACCAGCGGCTGACGAACAGCGGGGACGACTCCGGACGGCAGGCCGCGCATGCTTTTCGGTTCCGGCTCCACCAGCACCCGGGCATTATGAAATACCTGCATGGATTCACGGCCTGGCTTAAGGACCACCAGCCCAAGTTCCGGTACCAGAACAGGTCTAAGTAATACCCGCACGTTACCTCCAGATCCGTTGCTGGAATGTGCGGGACGGACGCGGTGGGCGTTCGGAATAAGGAAGCCTGACGGAAATTATCCAGTGTCGGAAATCAAGACTGAGGTCTTTCTGAAACTCGTACCCACGTCTGCGGTAATTCTGAATCAGCCATTCGGCCTGTTCCTCAGTGCATGGGTCATGCTGGAACCAGTCAGATTTGAATGCATGTGAATGCCGCCCGTGCCTGTTGGCAAAGACGGCGATATTATCAGAATTGCGAGGTTTAGTATTGTGCGTCATTTATTTTCTCTATTGACGCAGCAGGTACCAATTGTTCAGGTTGGCGCGCAAATTGTAAACCAAAATGCGTAGAAAATACAAAATCTACTTAAGAAAATTAAGTGTGGATGCCCAGAGGATGCCAGATGCACCAGAAAAAAAGAGGTGGAGAAGCATACCCCCACCGACTTTTCTTACTCCTCACTCAGATTCGCAAACCATGAAGCAATTCCCGACGGACCGATTCTGGTTCGTGCTTGACAGAGATTTCCCTGATTCTGTCACAGTGACCGCGATACAAATGACACTCAGAGTATTAACACTGTTTACACTTCATAATCTGCACTTTCCCTGCCGTTCAGTATGGAAGGAGCTCAGAGTAAATATGTCTGGCATGAGCAAACTTCGATTGACTGGTCGCAAATACAACGAAGTTTTTCTCTGTCTGCCTCTTGACGTTTATGCCCGGGCTGACAACCTCAGGCATCCTGTATCAATTTTACTCAAGTTTCTTTTGCCTGCAAATTGTTTTTATTCTTGACAGTAAACCCCGACATGAGTACTCAGAAAAACACGATTACTCAATTGCATAAATTTTACTCACCGCAAGATATTCTCCTTATTTATCATCCCGTTAACCTCCAGATAGTCCATCGCCTTATCTGGTAACTTGCTTGATTTATTGACACCTTTTAAGGAATAGGCTAGACGCTTAACCCATATAGCTAGCTCGTGGACCTGCCTGTCAGATGTCGAAGAGGGAGTACCTTCATTAAGGTGGGGAGCGATGCTGCGAATACATTTAATAGCATCTTCAGCCATCTCCGGAGCTACTGATGGCAATTGAAATGCATAAGAAGGTTCATGTGCATCAGACTCTCTATCAGCATCTGGTTGCGCATCCAGCGTAAATGTTTTTCTGGTAAATTGATTCATATAAGGCGTCCCTGTTTCAAGCGAAATCAACGCAATACGAACCAATTCTATATATGCAGACGTCTTGTAACTTTTACCAAACCTCGTTTTCAACAATGTATCATGCTCAATGTAAGCCCTTGCGTACTCGATTAGTTGCTCTTTGGTAAAAGCGCTCATTAACTTTCATCCTTCCACCCCACAGACCCATTTCATTATTATACAAAATACCGGCAATATTAAGGAAAGCTCACAAGCTCTTCAGCAACAGTCCCTTATGCAATATCTGATAACTAATGCCCCTTATCATGAACACTCCCATGGTGGTAAAAGAAAACAAAGAAACCATATGTAGGCTATTAGTGCCACCAAAAACTTCATTACAGACAATGAATTAATGAAACATAAAGGATTTTTTCTAGTGACACATGCAATCAATCCAAAGACAACAGCAGCAATACAACCAATCGTTAACGCTATTTTAATTAACACCACAATTTCGCACATCGCCCCTCCCTCATTTCCAGAATCCACAATATCTTTTACTTTTTGCTACAATTACACAACTCCTGATAATTAACTGCACCGTCTGTTCTCTCTTTGCATAACTTTATACGCCTGCTGCATGTTGCGTCATACCAATTGAAAAATTGGTATACACTCATTTTTACGCACAAGCTCAACAATACGATTCTTCAGTTCCTCTGCGAACCTCTGACATAAAAATTCTCGCCATAAATCCTCCATCAGACTCCACAGAAGCAATTCTCACCCCCTGAATCCCGGCGGGATTTCAGTGTCCGGTTCAGAAATATGATTCACACAACGCTGGTTGTTCGTGCCGCTTACCGGGAGCAACCAGGGGTTTTCAAAATTCCGGTCAGGGCCGAAAAACGTCGTCGCTCGCTGAACAAACTCCGTTCCTGTTTTCCCGGTAGCCGCCAGGTATCTTGCGTAACGCCTCACTCCATCCAGCATGACCTCTGGTGGCACCCCCTCGCGTAATCTGGCCTTCCAGGCACTGAAAGCGGATTTCTTCGGGTTTGCCCCGGCACGCAACGGGTATTCCAGCCAGACCTGTTCGAACACATCCGGATAATCCACTCGTCCCACAGGCTGCCCGGTGTTTTCCGGGACTACCCGATCGGCTTCCCGCTGAATGGCGGAATCGGCTTCAGGTTGCTGCAGTTGGTGTGATTGTTCCGGCCTTGCGGTCATCGCATGCTGCACAGCGCCCGAATCGGCTTTCAGCGCATACGCTGAATCGGCTTCCGGTGTCGTGCCTGCTGGCTGACCAGGATTGACGGTCTGAACATCCCCTGCCTGGTTCGTGGCGTTTTTTACGCCATGGACCATAGTGTTTTGATCTTCTTGATCTGTATCTTTATCTGTATCTTTATCTGTCGTGACTCGTCGTGACATGTGCGTGACATTTCGTGACGCTCCGTGACAATCGCCATTTTGTTCCCGCTTTCTTTCCCTCTCTCTCTGCGCCCTCTTGCGCTCTGCCGGAGATTTTGCGGTTTGCGAAATATTGCCGTTGTCCTCTTTCAGTACTTGGCGTTTTTCCCATCCAGTGATTAAATCTCCATCAAGCACCCGCCCCTGCATTGCCTGCAAAATTGAATCAATTACCTCTTCCGTTACATCAAGTGCACTTGCTAAATCTTCCGTCGTGACATCAATGTGACCACGTAGTGACACACCGTGACATGTCGTGACATTTCGTGACGCGCTAACCAGAAGGTGGATATACACCGCCATCACCGTTGCGATTGGCTGTCCTGACACCCTTGAAATTGTTCGCCACTTAGGGTCATTTGGCATGTCATGCCATAATCTGAGCCAGGCGTTAGCCATACTCACCTCTTCTGATACCGAATCTTTTTACTCACGAGTTGCCGGAAGCGATCCGGTATGAATATTGTCAGTCAATGTACCGCCACGGCATTTCCTGCCGGGCCACCACGATTCATCTGGTTGAAACCTGCGATCGCCACTGCGACAAAATCATCAGCGTCTCTCACCAGTCGTTCCCGCGTCTCTACCAGCTCCCGAAACCAGGCTGAACTGTGGCTGCGCATTCGGGCCACCAGCAGAGGTGGCATTGCCTTTTCGATCGCTGGTAACAGCGCCTGAATTTTTTCAACAGCATCAGGGGTGTCTTTCTCTACCCAGCGGAAAATTTTCTGGGTATTGCGAGCCAGGGCTTCCGGATGGCTGTCGTCATACAGTTCAGGAAACGTCATACCCAACTCAAAATAAGCCCGGGTTATTCCAGCTGCCGGAACTTTTTCGCCATCAGGACGCGCCCAGGCATTCATCGCCATGCGGATGTGCTCATGCTTGATTTTCATGAATCAAGCTCCTAGAAAGTGGTTGTGTTAACGTTTTGGTGTCTTCCAGCTCGGGCCAAATATTCATCCAATCAAAAGGCCTTAGTTGCTGACGTGTAACTTCACCATTACTGGCTCGCTCAATAAGGACACATAACGATGCCCCTAACACTTGACCTTTACTCAATGCCTTTCTTAGATAACCGATGCTAGTACTACACTCACATGCAAACATACGCTGTTCATCTGACGAAAGAGAATTGAGAAACATTCTTAATTCTTCCATAGCTACTCCTTAGTAAACACGGCAAAAGAATACCCATAGGTAAACAAAAGTCAATACCCACGGGTTGTTTACCTTGCGGTAATCGCATCTATTATTTACCTATGGACAAATATGAATTTAGACGACAGCAACTCATCAAAATTCGTGATGAGAAATGCGATGGTAAAGCGGTTAACGTGGCCAGAAAGATCGGTCGCGAGCCTTCTTATGTATCAAGAATGTTGTATCCAGAGGGGAAAAAAGGAAAAAAACGGATCGCTGATGATATGGTGGAGATTATCGAAGAGTCCTTTGGGTTACCCCGAGGATGGATGGATGGTATCGTTTCATCATCAACGAACGCAGCCTCCAATTATGAAACAAGGGTTCTAACGCCACGACAACGTATTTTTTTAGATCTCTTAGACGAACTGCCAGAAAGTGAAGCGGATAACTTACTAAAAACTCTTGAAGAGAAAAAACAGTATTACAATATGATCTACGAAGAAATCCGTAAAAAGAAAACACAAAACGCATCATAACTCACCAAACAACCAGTCACCAGTTAAGACACCCAAAAAGTTACCCATGGGTATTTACTTTTTAGATACCCGTGGGTATTCTTTATTTCATACCAACCCACCCCGCCCCACAGAACGCCGGGCAATACTTCGAGTTACCAAGCAGTGGTCAGGGGTTAAGTAGCCAGCCCGAGGCATATGAACATGACGGCGGGGTTCAACTTTAACTATGCAGCAGGTTTTTGTTCCGCCACCCCGGCGTTAAGGGGAAACAGCACTGCGAGGAATCAGTATGCAAAAACCAGAACCCGTCATCATCGCGCCAGACTATACCGATGATGAACTTTATGAGTGGATGTGCCAGAAAATTAAGGCAGCGCAAGACCTAAAATGGGCCAATGAAGCCAGGGCTAAGCAGGCCGAAAATCTGTCTGCTCTGGAAAAAGATATTACCAATCTGGAAAAAGCAGTGGCATTAAGTATCGCCAGAATGATTACATACCCGCGTTAATAGCTAACCAACGAAGCTAAGGTTGGTAATTAAGGATTTCTCCACGGGGGAGGTGGAGGGCATGCGCCGGACACGGGTGAGCATCCGGCAGCACCAGTTTACCACTGGTTAATTTTCCCTGAAAAGTCAGGGCATAACGCGAAAGCGCACGACGAGGCTGTTAGTTCATAAATGGTCTGTCGTTAAATTTTCGTCGACCGTGCGCTTCCGGTTGTGGTAATCCGCGAAATGGCGCGGCGGTAAGTATGGCGGGGCTACTCCTTCCCCGTTGAGGACACCGGGTTGTCAGGCTGACCATACGCTTAAGTGACAACCCCGCCACAACATATCCATGTCGGGTGTTAACGACGGAGCCTTTGGCGGCATCAGTTTTTTCTTGAAGTCCGGCTGATGTCCGCCCTTTTTAAAGTGAATTTTGTGATGCGGTGAATGCGGCTCAGCACACGCGGAACAGTTAAAGCTAAAAACAGTGTTACGGGTGGATTCTCTGTATCCGGCGTTAATTGTTAACTGGTTAACGTCACCTGAAGGCACCACATCACAAAATTCACTGTTGAGGACGCGATAATGGAAATGTTATTACTCAATTCCACTACGCCTGAAACTCGTTTTGAAATTGGCGTTATCACTGGTGATAAAACTTTTATTGAGGATGCCATTAACCAGATAAAGCACAGGCCTGAATCATTAAATGAGATACGCATTGCCTCAATGATGGCCCGTTTACGTCTGATGCAAAAAGGATACTGGCAATGAATGCAGCATTTGCACTCGTTCTGACAGTTTTTCTTAATACCGGCGAACCTGTTGACCTGGTTATTGACATTTACGGCTCAATGAAAGAATGCATGGCTGCCGCAGCAGAGCAAAAAATTCCCGGCAACTGCTATCCGGTCGATAAAGTTATTCGCATGGATAATAACGAAGTCCCGGCAGGACTTAAAACAGCGCCGTAATTAATATCCGGTTTTATTTTTATATGCCAGCAATGGCAGGGATTTGTTCACCCTGAAAATGGTTATGAGGTTTATCAATGAGCACTGATAAAGAAGAATTTGCACTATATTGCGAAGCAAAAAATGACAAAGTCAGAAAACGTCTCGGCATCAAAGGCGGTTTTTTCTGGACTACAGCAAAAAAATTATCTGTTGCTGTCTCCCGCTGTATTACCGCAATGGATGATAACAATTATGATGAGGACGACTTTAAAAAACCCGTCCGCGTCAATTTGCCCGTTGTTGACGACCTTCCGCCAGAAGGCGTGTTTGATACTGAATTCTGCAACCGCTATGAAAAAGGCGGGGAAGATGGCATCACAATGGTATTTATCGCCCCTTCCCCCTCTGTTCAGGATAAACCAGCCAGCACTGACAATACCAACGTCAACGGCGAAGATATGACTGAGATTGAGGAGAATATGCTACTCCCGATTTCAGGTCAGATTCTGCCTGTTCGCTGGCTGGCACAGCACAGCAGCGAAAAACCGATAACGCACGTTTCACGGGAAGAACTGCGCGCATTACATAACACACAGGATGAAAAACTCCCCGCAGTTACAGCGCTGGCCATCTCAAATAAAGCAGCGCAACTCAAACCGCTGGAGATTCGCGATCTCCACAAACTGGTTCGTGACACTGACAAAGTTTTCCCTAATCCTGGTAATTCAGATCTGGGACTGATAACTGCTTTTTTCGAAGCATACCTGGGCGCCGACTACACCGATCGTGGTCTGCTGACAAAAGAGTGGATGAAAGGAAATCGTGTTTCACGCATCACCCGCACGGCTTCCGGTGCTAATGCTGGCGGTGGGAACAAAACCGATCGCAATCCGAATTTAGTACACACCCTCGATACACTGGATGTGGAGATTGCAGCGGCCACACTTCCGATTGATTTTAATATTTATGAAATCCCGGGCAGCGTTTATCGTCGCGCAAAAGAAGTCGTCCGGAAGAAAGAAAGTCCGTTCAAAGAATGGTCCGCAGCACTTCGCGCAACCCCGGGTATTCTGGATTATTCCCGCGCCGCGAATTTTGCACTTATCCGAAGTGCTCACCCTGAACTTTATCTCTACCCGGGACGCCTTCAGGAGTATATCAACGCCCACTTAACGGAGACTGATCACGAGAACCCCAGCAAGGAAACTCTTGCTGCTGCACGACATACACCGGAAAAAGATATCCTGGAAGATAAACAGGCAACGCCTGAAACAGCGGAACCGGATACAACTGAACATCATCAGGACACGCAGTCGATGGATGCTCAGCCACAGGTAAATTCTGTTGATGCGAAATATCAGGAACTACGGGCAGAACTCCATGAAGCACGGAAAAACATTCCGCCCAAAAATTCTGTCGATGCAGACAAAGTGCTGGCTGCCTGTCGCGGAGAATTTGTTGAAGGGATTAGCGACCCGAATGATCCGAAATGGGTTGATGGGATCCAGACTTGCGATTCAGTTTACCAGAGCCAGCAAAAAGCTGAACAAAACAGTCAAAATGCGCGACAAAACGAGTCAGAGACACGACAGGAATCAGAAAAAACCTGCACCGCCTGCGGTCAGACTGGCGGCGGCAACTGCCCTGATTGTGGCCCAGTGATGGGCAACGCAACATACCAGGAAACATTCGATGAAGAAAATCTGGATGAATCTCAGGAAAAAGATCCGGAGGAAATGGAAGGCGCTGAACATCTGCACAAGGAGAACGCTGGCAGCGCTCAGCACCACGATAGCGCTCATAAAACTGGCGAAACGGCAAATTCCATAATTAAGGTGAACGACCATCAAATTAATACATCCACCAGCAAAATGCAGCGCCACCTGATGATCGACCTGGAAACAATGGGAAAAAATCCCGACGCCACGATTATCTCAATAGGCGCAATATTTTTCGATCCGCAGACCGGAGATATGGGGCCTGAATTCAGTAAAGCTATCGATCTGGAAACTGCTGGCGGAATCATCGACAGACAAACAATAAAGTGGTGGCTGAAACAATCACGCGAAGCGCAATCTGCCATTCTGACCGATGAAATCCCGTTAGATGATGCTCTGCTGCAATTGCGGGAATTTATTGCGGAAAACTCCTGCGAATTTTTTGTTCAGGTCTGGGGAAATGGAGCCAATTTCGACAACGTGATTTTACGCCGTTCATATGAACGACAGGGACTCCCCTGCCCGTGGCGTTACTGCAACGATCGCGATGTACGCACAATTGTTGAACTGGGAAATTCCATTGGCTTTGATGTCAGAATGGCTATTCCATTCGAAGGTGTGCCCCACAATGCACTGGATGACGCCCGTCACCAAGCAAAACAAGTTTCAGCAATCTGGCAAAAACTGATCCCGAATCCGGCTGATTTTTAATGTTCAACCCCGGTCGTCACCCACCAACTATAGTGGCGGCGACCATGATTAGCGAACGACGCTCATGGCAAGACTTATTCTGCTCACTGAGTGGGCAAAAGAGGAATTCAGTGAACCGGTCCCTACTCCAGGTACATTAAGTAAATATGCTAAAGCCGGAATGATATTTCCTCTCCCCAAAAAAGTTGGAAGACACTGGCGAGTGGATCCACGGGCTCGCTTTGTCGGAATGGTAGGCAAGCCTGAAGTGATCGCCACAGATCACCCGGCTTTAAAGAGGATACTGGAAGATGGCTCGCCCTCGAAAATATAAAACTGATGTTCCGGGATTATCTCCGTATTTTGACAAAAGAAATAACAAAATTTACTGGCGGTACAGGCATCCCATCACAGGCAAAAATCACGGACTCGGTAGTATTGACCAGAAACTGGCGGAAACCATTGCAGCAGAAGCGAACAGCCGTCTTGCCAGACAACAAATGGAACAAATGTTCAGTCTGCAGGAAAAAATTATTAGTGATACCGGCGGTTCATCAACCGTTTCCATTTTTCTGAATAGTTACAGAAAAATTCAACAGGAAAGATATGAAAACGGAGAGATCAAACTCAACACGCTGAAACAGAAAGCGGCCCCTCTCAGGGTATTTGATGAACGTTTTGGAGCCAGGCAATTAGATGCCATAACCGTAAAAGATATTGTATCGGTGCTGGAAGAATACAAGGCAAGAGGGCATAACAGAATGGGACAAATTTTCAGGAAGGTATTGATCGATGTTTTCAGGGAAGCTCAGCAAACGGGCGATGTCCCGTCAGGCTTTAACCCGGCAGAGTCGGCAAAAAAACCGCAGGTACGGGTATCAAGGCAACGACTGACCTTTGATGAGTGGATGATGATTTATAACGCAGCGGAAAAAGATGGTTACTTTTTACAGCGTGGCATGTTGCTTGCGCTGATGACAGGGCAACGTCTTTCGGATATTTGCAAAATGCAGTTTTCGGATATCCGGGATAGCTATCTTCATGTTGAACAGCAAAAAACGGGAGCCCGGATTGCCATCCCTCTGGCTCTGCGTTGCGATAAATTAAATCTTACCCTGGATGATGTGGTGTCATCCTGTCGCGATTGCATTCTTAGTCCGTGGTTATTGCACCACCATCACGCGAAAGGGACAGCTAAGCGCGGCGGAATGGTTAAACCAGCAACATTAACTGTTGCATTTAAAAAGGCCCGGGATTCTGTAGATTACAACTGGTGTGCCAATGGTACCCCACCCTCTTTCCATGAGCAGAGATCTTTATCAGAGCGATTGTTCAGAGAACAGGGAATTGATACCAAAATTTTGCTGGGCCATTCAAATCAAAAAATGACCGATATTTACAACGACGCACGCGGTAAGGAGTGGAAAAAACTGGTCGTTTGA